GTTCAGGCAACTCAAACCTCGAACTCAGGCGGCGACGGCGGGGAAACACAAGTGATTCAGATTATGCTCAAGCAACTCGAAACTAATGGCTCTGTGGCGCAAGGCATCATGGGAATGGTGGGCGCTGCGGTGGGCATGATCTAAGCGGTTTGGGCGGTTGGTTTCTTTGCTCCACTGGCCGCCCACGCCAAGGCTATCACCCAGCCAATAAACGTCCAACCAAGGAAGATCGTTATCACCGCGATCCCAGCGGTGGCTTTGCATTGCCTGGCCATCGCAATCGAGATGGGAAGCAAGTAGGCGAATCCCGCTGCCAACACAAAGAGGAGTGTGAGAATATTTGCATCTGACATATATAGGCTCCCTGGAAGATTGAGAGCAGTATGAGCCGGGCGGCGGCCAAAGTCAATACGTGATGCGCAGCCCGCGCGCCATGATCCTTTTCCACGTCTTATCCCATTGCGCTGGCCACGCATACTGCACCGCGGTATGCACGGTTTCTTCCATCTTGAGCCGGGGCGGAATGTGCGCCTCTGGAATGAGCAGGTAAAACGGAACCGCATCGCGCGAATCGTAATAGCGCGCCATCACGGCCCGGTGGCCGTCTGAGAGTGTTTGCAGAAAGAATACGAGCGCATGGCTGGCCATCGCGTGTTTCTTGAATCCCAAACCTTTTACGGTTTTCGTGTTTTCGTACACGTCGCCAAGATTCCGCATCACGTTGCCGATGCGCAGCTCTGGCCGGATGATTCTGCCGCCGATCTGATGCGCGTACTTCGTGGGGATCGCAATGTATTTGTGGCCGCCCCACGTGGTTTTTTCTCCACCCTCTTCCTGTGGGTCCATGTAATCGGGATGGCTGGGCGTATCGGTGTGCGTGTGCACATCGGCCTCGATCCGCGCGCCGTTCTTCTCCGCCGGTTTGATGCGGATGCCTTGCCGCGTGAAATCGTTGCGCAGCGTGAATTTTCCGCCAAGGTTTTGCTGCACGGCCTTTTGCGCCTCTTTCGCGCAGCCCGTCAGTGAGGCCGCAAGAGCGAACGGAATCTGTTTTTTCTGTAACTCATTCAATCCCGCAACAGCTTCGGAAACGTCAACCGTGGCGCGCAGTTTCATGCTTTTAACTTAGCGCACTTTCGCCGAATCGGAACACAGTGGAGTTATGGCCAGCTATCCACTGATCTTTCCATCCCTATCGCGCCAGCCCTCGATGGATACAACCAAAAGCACTGAGAATGACACGATCAGCGATTCAATGGAAATCGGATATGTGGCCACGCGCCCGCGCTTCACGCGCGCCCGCGACACATTTAAAGTGAATGTGCGAAACCTCGTGGAAGAGGATAAGCGCGCGCTCGATGCGTTTCTCAAAGTCAAGGCCCAGCGCGGCGCAAACAGCTTTCTCTATCCCAACCTGTTGCCGAATGGCAGCTTTGAATTTCCGGCGCTCAGCGCCGATGAGCTGGTTTGGGGATGGTCAACCGCTGGCACCATCGATCCGTCGCTGAATATTTCGGTGGCATCGTTCGCGCCCGGCGTCGAGGCACCGCCCACGGTGGGGCCGGATGATAGCAGCAGCGCGATTCTGTTTTCATCCGTGGCCGGAAAAACGCTGGCGGCGAGTGAGAATTTCACTTCCTACATTCAGCAGAATCAGCCCGTGTCCGTGACACCCGGCGAGGTATATCTCTTCCATTGCCGGTATGCCTATTGGCTCACTGGATCGCCCGCTGGTATTACATTCTCGCCGGAATTCTTTTTCAACTGCGATTACGCGCTGGGCGTGGAAGAGGTTGGCACCGGCGCACCGCTCACCGCCAGCGCCACGTGGGCGGATTATTGGGCGCTCATCACCATCCCCAGCGGATCAACCAACATACCGCCCACACCGGCCACGGATTTTCGCGCGTGCATCGGCGTGAATATCTCCAACCCCAGCAGCAGCGCGCCCGTTACATTGACCGGCCAATTCAATTTCATTGTTGACGAGGTAGGCTGCGGACTCTTTACGCCCGTGCAGCTCTATGGCCGCACCGTGGGCAGCGATGCGTTGCCGCGCCCGGTGCGCTTCTCTTCCCTACCCGAATTCTCCGACATTGGTTTCGGCGGCGGCGTGAAACGCTACGGCGTCCACTTTGAATTGACTGAGGTTTAAGAATGTCAAGCGCCTACTCGCCGCTGTCTATTCTTTCAATCGCCGCCCAGCAGGATAAGAGCAAGCTGACATCGGGCGATGCGTGGATTCTGTTGCTCGACCTGATCTGGAGTGGCCAGCACTTTCGCCTGGCACGCAACGTCGATCCCGTTCAATTCGATGCTGGCGACGGCAACGGCATCCAGACTTATCAGCCATTCAATTTCGATCTAAGTGTTGACGATCCGGGCGGCAATCAGTTACCCACCATATCGCTCAAGGCATCCAACGTGCAGCGCATCTTGCTGGGCATCATCGAGCAATATGCAGGCGTGGTGGGCGCGGTGGCCAATCTCTACGTGTATAACACCGCGCACCCCGCCGGTGAGCCTGATCTGGCGATTACCACAATGGTGATGAGAACCGTGGCCGTTGCGGAGATTGTCACGTTTACACTTTCCGCGCCGTCACCCATGCGCCAGCTCTTTCCCAAGTTTCTTTATCGCGCGAATTTCTGCATGTGGGTGAGCAATTACAAAGGCGCGCAGTGCGGGTACACGGGACCGATCACGAATTGCGATGGCACATTCAACGGCACGAATGGCTGCATCGTGCACGCCAATGCCGCACGGTTTGGAGCATTCCCAGGCATCGGCACAAACGGAATTGTGCTGGCCTCACAAGCATGATCGCCCAGGCGTATTGCGCCAGATGCGGGAAAACCACATGGTGCCGTCGCTGCGCGATGCCATCCTCGCTGTGGCTCGATCTGCTAGGCAAGCCGTTCCGTGAGGGCGCGCGCGGCCCCGATGCTTTCGATTGCGTGGGGCTGATGATCGAGCTACAGCGCCGCCTGGGCCATCCCATTCGCAATTGGGGGAGCCACGCGCGGCTGCTGGCCACCGGCAAAGAGGAATGGGAGCGCGTTGCCGATCCGCAGCCCGGCGATGCCATTCTGATCTATTCCACCGATCCGCCGTGGCACATTGGCGTCGTTTGTGGCGGCGGAATCATGCTGCACGCGCACCCTGATGCGGGCCAGGTCACGAGAGAGCGTTACGATGCGTTTCCGTGGCATAAACGTATTGAGGGTTTCTATCGATGGAAGAGTTGAACAGCACAGCACTGGCCAATGTTTCAATCGTTCCAATGCCCGCCCCGATCACGCCGGAATCGTGCGCCCTCGCTCCGCAGTCTGTGCGTATCATCGAGAATCGCAATCCATTCCAGCTTGAGCAGCGCCGCACACTCGATCTTGTGCCTTTCGAGAATGAGAGCGTGGGCGCAATCATCGCGCGCGCGAATTTAAGGCCGGAAGATTACCAGATCAGCGTCAATGGCGAACTGCTGGGCGAAGTGAATGTTTGGTGCACGCGCATCACGCGCGGCCAGCAGATCGTGCTTTTCACGCGGGCGGCGGGCGGTAGTTTCGGCAAAGACTTGATGGGCATCCTGATCGTACTGGCCGGGGCAGTGGCGGGGATGCTCACCGGCGGTTTGGCTCTCATGGCCCTGGGTATGATGGGCGTTGCAATGTCCGCCGCCGTAATGTCCGCTGTCCTTATCGCCGGTGGCATGATCGGCGCGGCGTTGCTGAGCTGGGCGCTTGCGCCGGGCGCACCATCAGCCCCGGCATTCTCCGCAACTTACGATCCTACCGGCCCCAAGGGACTCGCCCAGCCCGGCGTGCCGATCCCCAAGGCATTCGGCCCATTCGGATGGTGCGGCAATATCATTTCCAGCTTTGTGGTTTTCGATGGGCCAAGTGCCTATATCTACGCGCTGGCGTGCTATGGATTCGGGAAAGCGGCATCGCTTGCCAACGTGCTGCTCAACGGCAAGCCGATTGGCGAGTATGCCAATTGCAGTTATCAAACGCGCCTGGGAACCAACGATCAGACGCCCATCCCCGGTTTCAATCAGACAGTAAACGGATTCCCTCAAGAAACACAGATGCTCTGCACGTATGGCCCGGTTACGGTTTCAGGAACGGGCACCGATGTGCAGGGATTGCAGATCACGTGCAAGCTGCCCAGCGGGCTTTATCGCGTCACAAACGATGGCAACTATGTGCCGCTCAAGGTGATTTACCGCATTGCGTACGCGGTGCACGGCACAGGCGCATGGCAGTACCCACTTTTCCCGCAAGCTACGCAGGAGATTTACACTCTCGATCCCAACGGCAATGCCGTGTATCCCGGCTGGGTGGTGATGCCCACGGATCGCTTTGCCGGAAGCGGCATTGTGTACGCATGGGATAGCGGATCACATAACCCCGGCGATGCTTGGAGTAGCACCGAAACAGTGAACGTGGTGGATATGGACGGCAACACAAGCACCACGAGCGCAACCTTTCAGGGCCAGTGGGAGCCGTGCAATCCCACGCTGGGGCCGGTGGGCGTAACAAGTTGGTGGCAGGGTTATTGCGTGCTCAACACATGCAATCTTTCGCCATTCTTTGACACCCACTCGATCTATGGACTTACGCCGGGCCAGTATGACGTGCAGGTAACAAAGATCGGATACGAGCAAGACAATCAGAGCGGCAATGTGCAATTTCAGGATTCACCCGACGCTCAGCACATCTGCGATATATGGCTGTGGAACGTCAACGAAATCACGCTTTCCGATCTGGCCTATCCAAACATGATCCTCGTGGGCGTGCAGGCAATGGCCACATCGCAGATGAGCGGAGCCAATCTGCAAATCATGTGCGATATTGTGCACGATCTTGGTGTGGATACAACCGTGCCCACGGCGCTGGCGGCCTTTGAGCACGATAACCCGGCGGTAGTGGCATACGATGTGCTCACGAATCCGCT